TGATTTCATAGCCGCGCTCCGGGATAAAATCCGGCAAGATATGAATAACTACGCTGACGATGTGGCAACCGGTCAGTGCGCAGATCATGCAGCATACAAAGAGCTTTGTGGGGTGATTCGAGGCCTAGCCCTAGCAGAGCGCCATCTATTTGACCTCGCTGATTTAATGAAAGAAGACAACGATGAGTGAAACCATCGCATTACCGGAAAGAGAATTAGTCCTGCCGCCAGGGGTTAAGATCCCAAAAATGGACGAAGAGTTTGTAAATGCTGACAATAAAGCTTCGCAGTTGCCAAATCCATCAGGGCATAAAATCCTTTGTGCTTTGATTGATGTGGATGAGACTTTTGATAGCGGAATTATGAAGTCTGACATAACAATTAAAACGGAAGAACTTACTTCTCCTGTGCTTTTTGTAGTCAAACTAGGACCTTCAGCTTATAAGGATTCCGACAGATTTCCTGATGGAGCGTGGTGTAAAGAGGGGGATTTTGTATTAACCCGTCCATACACAGGTACCAGGATTAACATTCACGGTAAAGAATTTCGCATTATTAACGACGATCAAGTCGATGGTACTGTGCAAGATCCCCGTGGAATTTCGCGTATTTAAAAGGAGGCACTATGTCAGATCAGTACAAATTTCCCGATGAAAATCAAAAAGATACGCCAATTGAAGAAGAGTTAGATATAACAATGGAAGGCGAAGAGCCAGATATCGTTATCGAAGATGACACTCCAGAGGCAGATCAAAAAGCTCAACCGTTAAATCAAGAGGTAGAAGACCCTTCGGATGACGAAATTGAGCAATATTCAAAAGATGTGCAACACAGAATTAAAAAGTTAACCCATGCCAGACATGACGAGCGTAGAGCAAAAGAAGCGGCTGAACGCGAACGTGAAGAGGCTTTAACACTTGCTAAGCAAATACTGGAAGAGAATAAAAAACTCAAACAGTATGTGCAAACTGGCGAAACAACTTACCAAGAAATGATGCAGTCTAAGGCTGAAGCCGAACTGGCTATGGCTCGTGAAAAGTATAAGAAAGCATCTGAGGAATTTGATGCCGACGCCCTACTTGAAGCGCAAGAAGCATTGACTGATGCAAAAATGAAAATTGAGGCGGCAAAGAATTTTAAGCCTACCCCTTTACAAACTTCAGAAAATGATGTACAAATACAAACATCGGCACAAGACGTACCTAAACCGGACGAGAAGTCCCTGCGCTGGCAGGCAAAAAACCAGTGGTTCGGAACACCCGGGTACGAAGAAATGACAGCGTTCGCGCTTGGGCTGCACCAAAAGCTTGTCGCAACGGGCATTGACCCGCGTAGTGATGAATACTTCGAGCGCATTGATGCTCGCATAAAAACAGTCTTTCCAACTATGTTTGGAGAAACTGAAACGGATACTAGAAAAACCGCCGAGCCTACTAAAAAACCAGCAACGGTAGTAGCTTCAGCGTCTCGTTCTACGGGCGCTAAGAAGGCTGTCAAGCTTACAGCAACACAAGCAGCACTTGCTAGTAAACTTGGTATTCCCCTTGAACTATATGCTAAAGAGTTTTTAAAACAGGAGGCCCGTAATGGCTAGTAAACGCACCCCACGTGAACTTGAAACACGCGAACAAAAATCAAGTAAGTATGTATATTCACCAGCTAGTACTTTGCCAGATCCGACACCGGAAGATGGCTATAAGTTTAGATGGGTGGCAACTGCTGTATTAGGGCAGGATCTTCCAACCAACGTATCTCAAAAATTTAGAGAAGGTTGGGTACCAGTTAAAGCTGAGGATCATCCTGAGTTAATGCTGCAAGGCAACATAAACGGCAATGTTGAAGTTGGTGGTCTTATTTTGTGCAAGATTCCAACGGAGCGTTTACAAGCCAAAAAAGAGTATTTTGAAAAACAAGCACAAGACCAAATGGAATCGGTTGATAACCATTTCATGCGGAATAACGATGCCCGTATGCCTTTGTTTTCGGAGAAAAAATCTTCGATTTCACGGGGAGGCGGGTTTGGAAGCGGTACTAAATAATTTTTTAGGAGATTTAAATGGCTTACCCCATTATTGACGCCCCTTACGGGCTGAAGCCTATTAATCTTATTGGTGGACAAGTATTTGCTGGATCGACTCGCAACATTCCGATTCAGTACGGCTTTAGCACTAATATTTTTTATGGCGATGTTGTAGGTATTGTTCGCGGCTTTGCCGTGCGCTCTGTTGTTACTACAGGTGCTGGTGCTACTACTGGTGGTGCTGGTGGCGGTACTGTTGGTGTATTTTTAGGTTGCACATATACCGACCCTGTAACAAAACAAAAACGTTTTAACCAGTTCTGGCCTGCTAGTACTTTGGCTGGTGATGCAGTTGCTATTGTGACTGACGATCCAGATACACTGTTCCGTGTGGCTGCTGTTACTTCTGCTGGCGGTACCACTATTGGTTCTATTTCACGTATGGACGTTGGTCAAAACGTAAATGGTTCTGATTTGGCTGGTAGCGTTAATACTGGTAATTCGGCTAACGCTATCGTAGCTGCTACAGCAGCGAATACTTCAACTCTGCCTTTCCGTATTGTTGACGTTGTTCCTGACACAGCTATTGTTGCTACAGCGACTTTATCTAGTGGTGGTGGTTCTACCAGCTTAGTCTGTACCAATCTGTCAAGAACACTTCCAGTTGGAACGGATGTTGCTTATCTAGCCTCTAATGGTCAGTTAATTGGTACTGGCTCAAGAGTTTCCTCTGCTGTAACAGGCACAGGTTCACAAACTATTAGTATTAATGCTCAAGCTGCAACAGTTAACGCTCCAACAGGCACTGCCTCTACTGGCGTTACTATCCCAGCAAGTGCAACTATGGTATTTACGATTTATCAAGAAGCAATTGTAAAATTGAATTTTGGTATTCATAGTTACTATAGCAATACTACTAACTCAGCTACATTATAAGGAGCAATTTAAATGGCTATTTCACGTGCACAACTACTGAAAGAGTTGCTCCCTGGATTGAACGCATTGTTCGGTTTGGAGTATGCTCGCTATGGTGAAGAACACAAAGAGATCTATGAAACTGAGACCTCTGAGCGTTCTTTTGAAGAAGAAACAAAACTGTCAGGCTTCAGCGCTGCACCAGTCAAAAACGAAGGTTCTGCCATCGCTTATGACAATGCACAAGAAGCATGGACAGCTCGCTACAACCACGAAACTATCGCCCTTGGCTTTAGCTTGACTGAAGAGGCAATTGAGGACAACCTCTATGATTCTCTCTCAGCTCGCTACACCAAAGGTCTAGCTCGTGCTATGTCTTATACCAAACAGGTTAAAGCTGCTTCTGTATTGAATAACGGCTTCTCTTCTGCCTTTACAGGCGGCGACGGCGTTGCTCTTTTCAGCACTGCTCACCCATTGGTATCTGGCGCTACTAACAGTAACACCCCATCTACTCAAGCTGACTTGAACGAGACTTCGTTGGAAAACGCAGTTATTCAAATCGCCGCTTGGACAGATGAGCGTGGTCTGTTAATTGCTGCAAAACCACGTAAATTGATTATTCCACCTGCATTAATGTTCGTAGCAACTCGTTTGCTTGAGACCTCCCTTCGTGTTGGTACCAATAACAACGACATTAACGCACTCAAGAATAATGGTTCAATTCCAGAAGGTTACTCTGTTAACCACTTCTTGACGGACAACAATGCTTGGTTCTTGTGTACCGATGTACCTAACGGCATGAAGCATTTTGTTCGTACACCTATGTCTACCGGCATGGACGGTGACTTTGACACTGGTAACGTACGCTACAAGGCTCGTGAGCGTTATAGCTTCGGTTGGTCTGATCCACTCGGAATGTTTGGTTCTAGCGGTTCGTTCTAATAGAACTTACCTTGTAAAAACCCCGCTCACAAGGCGGGGTTTTTTTGTTCCTCATAGTGGTGAATTCTGTGGCAATTTGCACACAATACGATACATTTTTTAATTTCTTCTCTAGCCTGCGTATACATCCCATAGCTTGCTAAACGATTAACACTTTTATAGTTTGACTTATCTATGTGATGAAAGTCTATAATAGCGGGATGGGAACTACCACACTTGGAGCACGCTAATGTACCTTTGTATTCCGACCATTCTTTTCTTTGCTCCCGTTTTCGCGCTGCTGCGGCTTCTAGGACTTTCTTTTTATTAGCAGCGTAGTGCTGTGCCGAGCTTTTACGGTAAGATTCTTTTTTCCTAGGATCGTTAGGGTCTTTATAGGGCATCTTTTATATATACAGTAGGCTCTTTGTTTTCAAAAGAATACACTTTTACAGGACCTCCGGAGTATAAGTCGCTTTGACAGGCTGCCCAGCAAGCTTCTTCAGCTGTGTGCCCCAACGACATAACTGCTAGCGCAGCTAAAGTACCAGAACCTAGGGCATCGGGGGTAGAAATTTGCCAAAACCTTAAGTCTTTACCAGAAACAAACACGCCGTCTTCAGTTAACAACATAAAGTCGGCGTCATCGGCGTCTTTAATTACGGGGGCTTTGCCTTTTTTGCCATCTAAAAAATAACGAACAACCTCTTGAATGCTAGTTACATCGCCCGCGCCCGCCAGCCAACCTTGCGGAACACGATAAACTTTGTCGTTATTTATTGATTTTGTGTCTGATTCATCATCAGAAACTTGGCTGTCCGCAACAATGA